AATCTCAGGGCTTCTGTTCGGCCTATTGTTACCTATATCTTTGTCGGCTTGCTGGTAGTGGTAGATGTGGCAGGTATCTGGTATGCGTACAGCACTGGCGTGGCGTTTGCTGAAGCAATGGATATGGTGTTCAGCGATGACGAGATGGCGATTCTTGCTGCCATCATTAGCTTTTGGTTCGGGTCACAGGCTTTTAATAAGAAATGAGCATTTTTAGCAAAGGTTTATTTAATCTAGGTCTAAACAATCGGTTAAATGGCCCCAGCGTTTGCCTGCTTGTATCAAATAAATTGTTGATGGGTTTACATTGGAAATGATAGCTAAAGAATTTGCAGAAACTCCAAGCCTTAATGCCTTTCGTATATGCATTACTTGCTTTTGCGTTAGCTTATGGTTTGGCGCATTTTCTCCGCGCAAATCAACCAATCCAGTTTTCCACTCATGTTTTGTGTTGTCAGCTCGAGTTATCCATTCAAGATTTTCAGGTCTATTATCTAATTTATTTCCGTTGATATGGTTTACTGTTAAACCTTCTGAGTACCCATCAACAAAAGCCATTGCTATAAGTCTATGCACTAGCATTTTTGGGCGGACTGATCCTAATTTTGCGGAAACAGTATAGTAGCCATTGCGAGCAACCCAAGGAGATATTTCTTTTTCAGGAAAAACTGATTGAAAAATTTGGGGTTTCCCAAACTTTATTCTTGTGGTTTGCGAAGTATATTCTGGCCTTAATATTTTTCCGTCTTCACGGACAAGCCATTCAACGCCTTTTTCTTTTATAAGAATCTTTTTCATATTGTCAATTATACACATGGGCAATGATAGGGGCAAGCAATGCACGCAAGTGAGCGCGGCATAGAATTAATTAAAAGCTTTGAAGGTTTCCGAACCTTTCCGTATTTGTGCAGTGCGGGACTTCATACCATTGGCTATGGTCATGTACTGTACCCAGACCAAGCGAGGCTCAAAACGCCTGAAAGAGCCTCTTATGCACTTAAACCAGAACACAATCGGGTGTGGGATGCTGACGAAATTGATGCGTTACTTGCGGCGGATTTACGTAAATTTGAGGCTGGGGTTTTACGACTATGTCCTCCTTGCGTTGATAGTCAGCCTCAGTTTGACGCAATTGTCAGTCTTGCTTTCAATATCGGGCTAGGAAACTTGCAAGCCAGCACGCTGCGGATGAAGTACAATCGCTTTGACTACGCTGGTGCGGCGGACGAGTTTCTCAAGTGGCGCAAATCAAACGGCGTAGTCCTTAGAGGGCTTGAAAGGCGCAGAGAAGCGGAACGGGCGCTGTTCTTATCTGGGGGTTAATCCCAATGCTCAAGAAAATGAAATTCGCTCCGGGAGTAAACCGTGAAAACACGCGGTACGCTGCCGAGGGTACATGGTACGAGACCAACAAAGTACGGTTTCGCCTTGGGCTGCCCCAGAAAATTGGTGGGTGGCAGCGCCTCTCTGCAAATACCTTCTTAGGTATATGCCGCGCTATGACAAACTGGGCCACACTGAGTGGGCAAAACCTCGTGTCGGTGGGCACCAACCTCAAGTACTACATCGAGCGCGGGGGCCAGTATTTTGATGTTACGCCGATCCGTGCTACTACTGCCCCCGGCGGCGTGACGTTCGCCGCGACCAACGGGTCTGCTGTTATTACGGCAACTGATGTAGCCCACGGGGCGCAGCAGGGCGACTACGTAACTTTCTCTGGTGCGGTAAGCCTTGGCGGTAACATTACGGCTACGGTGCTAAACCGAGAGTACGTCATTGCCTCCATCGTTAGTAACGACGTCTACACGTTCACAGCAACGGCCACGGCAAATGCTTCGGACAGCGGAAACGGCGGCGGCTCTACTGTAGCGGCGTACCAAATACCTGTTGGTAACGAGATCGAAGTGCCGTTCACTGGGTGGGGCGCAGGGCGCTGGGGTTTCGGTACGTGGGGTGTTGGGGGCGCTACGATTGCGCCGATGCGCCTGTGGAGCCAGAACAACTTTGGTGAAGACTTGTTTTTCACATACCGAGGCGGCGCTCCGTTTTACTGGGACGCATCCGGCGGGGTGACTACTCGGGCGGTGTACGTATCGTCTTTGGGCGGCGCGTCCGACGTTCCTACTGTCGCTAATATTGCGTTCGTGTCTGACATTTTCCGGTTTGCCTTCTGTTTTGGGGCTAACGAGATAGGCAGTGCCGTCATAGACCCCATGCTGATCCGTTGGTCGGACCAAGAGGACGTAGCTAACTGGACGCCTTCTGCGACCAACCAAGCCGGTAGTTTGCGGGTGTCAAAAGGCACGCAGATTATTACAGTCAAACAAGCCCGCCAAGAAGTACTCGTATTCACCGACTCGGCAGTTTACGGCCTGCAGTACCTTGGTGCGCCGGAAGTGTGGGGTGCCCAGCTGTTGGGGGACAACATTACTGTCATCAGTCCCAACGCGGTTACTTACGCCAACAACGTGGCGTACTGGATGGGCAAGGACAAGTTCTACTACTACGACGGTACGGTTAAAACCCTGACGTGTACGGTGCGTAGCTACGTGTTCGACGACATCAACAAGCAGCAGTTCAACCAAGTTGTCTGTGGTACTAACGAGCAGTTTGACGAAATCTGGTGGTTCTACCCTGCTGCCGGGTCTAATCAAAATGATCGCTACGTGATCTATAACTATGTCGAGAACGCATGGTATTACGGTACGCTTAGCCGCTCTGCGTGGCTGGACTCCGACTTGCGGGATTACCCCATTGCTGCCACGTACAGCAACAACTTGGTTTACCATGAAAACGGAGTGGACTCCAACGAGTCAGGAACCCCCACTGCGATCACGGCGACGATTGTATCCGCCGAGTTTGACGTCGATGACGGCGACCGCTTCATGCTGATTAACCGGGTACTGCCTGACATCACATTCCAAGGCTCTACTGCAGACGCGCCCTCAGTCTCCATGACGTTGCTGCCGTTGGAGAACTCCGGTTCGGGGTACTACAATCCGGCTTCAGTGGGGGGTAACAGCGCCAACACTATCTCCCGTATTACCACGGTGCCTATCGAAGAGTTTACCGGGCAGGTGTACGTGCGGATCAGAGGCAGGCAAATGGCGTTCAAAATAGAGTCTACTAACTTAGGTGTTGCGTGGAAGCTGGGTGCTCCGCGCTTTGACATGATTCCGGCGGGGCGTAGAGGCTGATGTCCATCGAACGGTACCTCGTTAACAAGATACAACCTCCGGCACTCCCAGTGGCACAAGCTGGCCCGCTGCGTACGTACTTGGACGACCTGAACAACATCCTACGCTTGTTTTTTGCTCGGGTATCTAACAACGTCAACTTGCTTACAGGCAGTGACGGCGGGCGGTTTATAGACTCGCCCAACGGGTTATTCTGGGACAACGCCGACCAAACACTGGCGGCGGCCAACGTGGGGCAGCCCGTACGGTTTAACCAGACTTACTTGAACAACGGTATCACGATAGACGGGGCTACGACGTCAGAAATAACGATGACGTACTCAGGGATTTACAATTTCCAGTTCAACGCCATGCTGCGTAGCACGAACGCCAGCAGTAAAAACTCGTACATCTGGATCAAGCGTAACGGTACGAACATAGGGTATTCTGCACGGGACTACGTAATTTCCGGCTCCAACGCCGTTCTGGAGATCAATTGGAACTTCAACATTGACGTGCAGGCAGGGCAGTATATCGAGATCATGTGGTCCGGAAGCGATACGAACCTGATTTTGGACGCTATAGTCCCTACGTCGCCCCACCCCGGCGTGCCCTCTGCAGTGATTGCGGTGATGTTTGTCTCCGTGCTGCCTGATGTAATACCGACACCACCTTGAGGTGAAGAATGAAAAAGCGAAGTGATGGTGTTTACCACTTTGACGGCGAAGACGACAGCTACATTCAGAGCTTGCTTCGTAACTACGACCCCACTTACGGCGGTGCGGTAAACCAAAGCGGGCTTGTTAGCCTCCAAAATATTATCCCGGTGGACCGCTCGCCTGCGCCCAGTGGCGGGTTCGGCTTCCCCGTCGGGGTTGGTACTGTGCCGTTCCAGCTACCCGGAGACGCGGGGGGCCCCACAGCAGAAGGCGAGCCTACGTACGCTACCGAAGACGCGGTGATCGCCCAAATAGCTTCAGCTAACCAAATCCCCATAGAGGAAGCTACACAGCAGTACTACAACTTTATCGGACAGCCCACTCCAGCTACACCCTCACCGGCACCGACGCCCCCACCTGCACCTACCAGCGAAAGTCTGTTTGACGGCGTACTTGGTGGGGCGCAGGACGCAGTAACTGCAGTTGGTGGGGTAATCGACACTGGACTGAAGCAGCTGGGCGATTTGATCGGGATGGGTGATCCCAGTCTTGTAGTGCTGAACCCCGTAAACCCAACTGCGTCCGTCGTCTACGGCACGCCGACAGGTTCTGCCACACCTACGATTATCGGCAACATGCCAAAAAGTGGGGCACCCATAGGGGTCATTACCGGCATTCCAGCGCTGGATAACATTCTCTCCGGGGTGTTCAGTCAGCGCGGTCAGGGTGGAGCGAGCGTCGAAGAGATTATTCGGGGCATTGTCTTGGACCAAATCGGGAAAGAGACTGGGTATCCAGTGGCAGGTGTCGCAGGTGCGGTAGGGGGTGGGCTTAGCGGAGACTTGAACAAGGTCATCGACAGCGTGGGCAAAGTTGTCTTACAGATAGACAAAAAGGTGGAAGCTGCTGACAACGATCCATTCTCGATCATTAAAGGCCCTTCTCCGGATGGGCAGATGGAGCCAATAAAAACCGTAGCTACCGGGGAAGACATGCGTATAGGGGGCGGTGGTGTTACGGGGTCTAAGGAAAACCAGAACAAAGTAACGCCTACATCCGGCATACCCACTGGCGAAGACATGCTTATAGGGGGCGGCGAGGGTACGAAGTCTAAGGAAAACAAAGTAACACCAACACCACCGACTCCGTCGACCCCGACTCCTGAGCCGCCCCTCGAGGAAATTCTAACCATTCTTGGTGAAACGCCGGAACCGGAAACAGTGACGTCGACTCCGTCAACCCCCGGTGCGCCTAGTACTCCTACTCCGCTTTACGGGCTGGGCGTTCGCTCTATGAAGACGGAGAAAGCCGGGGTAACGCCGCTTGAGGATGTGTTTGATATTGGCGACATGTCCCTTGCCAACGTACTGCGTTTACTGGCTGGTGAAGATGACAATACTCAAGGCACCCCGTATTATGGCGGCGGTAGCGTAAACAGGGCTAATAGCGTAGACGAACTGATTCGGCTGCTTAGAGGGTAACAATATGTCCCGCTTAACTGAGTTTTTAGGAAGTTTAGTTTTTAACGATGACGGCAGCATAAACCCTGCAAAAGCTGCTACGACGGCTGCTGGGTTGGCTGCTTTATATGGATCGTTAAGGCCCGACAGCAGCATCGGTGAGTTTATCGGCGCGGGCAGTCGTCAACAGCCAATTGGGTACACCGGGGGAATCCCTGAGTACAACGTAGCGCGTAGCCTTGCCCCCAACGCCTTTGCTACTACAACCCCTACAGGCGAACCCCGCCGTCCGGGCAGTGGTGGGCGTCGCTATTTTACAGATACAACCTATACTCCGACTGGGAAAACAATGACTGGGCTTGCTCAAGGTGGATTGGCTTCTTTGGTTCAACCTCAAGGCTACTACTTGGGCGGGGCAACAGATGGCATGGCGGACGAGATTCCTGCTACTATTGAGGATACAGAGCCCGCTGCGCTTAGTGACGGCGAGTTCGTAATCCCCGCAGATGTTGTTAGCCACCTTGGTAACGGCAATTCTGACGCTGGCGCGAAGATGCTTTACTCCATGATGGACCGCATACGCCAAGCCCGCACTGGGCGAAAAGAACAGGGGCGTAAGATCAACCCAAACAAGTATCTCCCCACGTGAGGTAGAGAGCATGGCTATTCCTACAACGACAGCAGAAGAGTCCTCCCTTTCCAGTTGGGCTGGGCCGTACGTTACTCAGATGCTGGGGCGCGGCGCAGCGGTGGCCGATATGCCCTACACGGCGTACCAAGGGCCCCTGACTGCGGGACCGTCTGCACTGCAAACACAATCCTTCCAAGGACTGGGTGCACTGCAGACACCGACTACTTCCGGGTCCTTCACAGGTGCTGCGTACGCCCTCCCCACTGCGGAACAAATGGCTGCAGGGCAGCCGGGTACTTATACCCCCGCTTCAGGCAATGTGGCGCAGCAGTACATGACTCCGTACTTGCAAGCGGTGTTGGACCCTCAAGTAGCCGCAGCCCGTCGGCAGGCGGAGATAAGTCAGCAGAATCTGCAGAGTCAGTACGGTAAAGCCGGAGCCTACGGTGGTTCACGTCAGGGCGTTGCGGAAGCGGAGTTGCAGCGTGGGCTGCTCGACCGTCTGTCAGGTATTTACGGCACGGGCTACCAAAATGCGTTTCAGCAAGCGCAGGATCAGTTTAATAGAGAGCAGCGGTATGGCTTGGATGTGCTGGCAGCGCAGCGTGCCGGGGGTACGGAGCAGCGCAATATAGAGCAGCAGGGTATCCTTGCGGACCTCGCCCAGTTTGAGCAGGAGCGGGACTACCCGATGCAGCGGCTCCAGTTCATGCAGTCACTGCTAGGAAGCGGAGTGCCGCTGGAAACTCAGACGTACTCTTACTCCGAGCCGTCGGGATTGCAGTCGTTGACGGGCGGGCTTACCGCGACGGCGGACATATACGGCCTATTGAATAAGTACTTAAATCCAATCGCGAAGACCGCTGACACGCAAACAACGATTAAGTAACAGGAGCACTACACCATGATGCAACAAGGTCTAGGCGCGTTGATGCCGCAACAGCCCGCAGGGCAAGCTCCTGAAAACCCGGTGCGGATGGCAGCAGCGATGGATGTGGTAACCAGCGATGCGGAAGAGAACATACTCGATCCACGCACATTGGCCCTTATCAAATATAAAGATGCTGTAGCCGCCATGCAGGCCGCTGACCAGCTTATAGCTGCGTCACAACCCACTCCTACCCCTCCGACTGTGGCTGAGCGCACAAAGCTTGCCGCACAGCAGGGTATTATGGGGCTTGCTTCCCGTTTGGCTCCGGGACTCCAACAACAGGGTAACCGCATGGCACAACAAGCGGGGGGTGGTGGACTGCCACAACTCTCCGCACCCAACATGGCCGGTATGGCCGGTGGTGGCATTGTGGGTTACGCCGAGGGCGGCGCTGTGGATACGGACGTACAGCGTTACACAGAGCAGTACCGTGCCATCATGGCAGCAGTACAGAACGCCAGCACACCCGAGCAGAAAGCACAGCTGCAGCAACGCCTGCGTGAGATTCAGAGCACGTTCAATCCTGAGACTGTGGCCCGCGCTCACATGCAGATGAGCGGCCAAGGTATGGCTGATGGCGGCGGTGTTAGCCGCGATGAAGCGCGACGTAGAGCAGCACAAAACCGTGTAGCTCGTGAACTAGAAAGAGAAGAAGCGGCTGCTATGCAGGCTCGTGAACTGAGTAATCTGCTTGGCGTGCCCGCAGAAGAATTTCAAACTCCGCAGACTTTTACGTTATCCAGCGACGGCGGT